GGAATGATAAGCTGGCTAGGGTCCATGCTATTTCGCCATTATTGGAAAGCGGCATGGTATGGGCACCCGAAGAAAGCTGGGCAGAAGAACTCATGGAAGAGTGTGCTGCTTTTCCTAATGGCGAATACGACGACTTGGTGGACAGTATGACGCAAGCGCTGATGCGGTATCGTCAGGGTAACTTTATTCAGTTACCTACGGATGACTGGGAAGATTCGCCGAGTACGGTAAAACCTATGGTTTATTACGGCTAGTATGCTAAGTAGTGAGCAACTTGCGGCGCTGTTTACACCGGAGGCCATTGCACAGCGCAAGATAACTGTCGAGGAAAATCGTCTGCGGCGTGCGCGCGATTTGGCGGAGCGCAACGCTTTGACCGAAGGCGTGCGCAATCCCGGTTACGACCCCGACCGGGGTAATGTTCGTTTCAATTACACGCAATATGGCAGCGGCGCTAATGCCCTTCAATACATCGATGACGCCCGGCACACTTTTCAAACCTATTCAGAGCTAAGTCCCAATCAACAAGGCTACGAAAATTTCCGGAATTATCAAAGAGCTTTACTGCACAATACCGGGATCTCGGACTGGAGTCAGGCGACAAATCGAGAATTATTTGAAGCCATTGACGACACATTTAGAGGCTATCAAGAAGATAATCAGAAAGAAAATTTTAGTTTCGGGATAGGTGATTTAGCTAAAATCGTAGCGGCAGCAACGGTTACGTGGGCGACGGCGGGTGCGGCGGCACCGTACTTTGGCTCCACGTTAGGGGGAACGATAGCGACAGGAGCCCTTGCTGGGGCTGCGGGGGCAACTACTAGCGGGCTACTCAATAACAATTTAAGTTTAAGGGGCGTTGCTACGGGTGCGGGGATTGGTGGCCTATTAGGTGGAGCCCAGTATGCTTTCAGGCCGGACTACGTTAACCCAGCAGCGTTTTCCATGTCTTCGCAATACCCTTCTTTTGCCTCGCAGGCAGGCACTTCCGGGACATCCGGGCTTTTGAGATCATCAGGAATATCAGCGTTAACCCCTTCTTTTACCTCGCAGGCAGGCACTTCTCTAGGCACTTCTCTTCTTACCGGAGGAATAAATTCAATTCCGGTAAATTATTTAGGTGGATCTGCCACCAATGTATTTGGCGCTCTTCCCACCACCGGGAAGGATGTGGTGCAGGGCACCACGATGAACATTGCGGAAAATAGCTTTGGCGGCAATACCGCAGGATTATACCCTTCAGGGGTTGAAGGGAGCGTCTACGACAGTGGAGGAATACTCAGTGGAGTAGGTGATGTCGCTTCCAATGTATTGTCGCCGCAGAACCTGCTTCTGTCTTCCGCAGGATCCCCTGCACCAGAGCCCGCTGAAGGCGGTTTTTTTAATCAACTTAGAGGTCAGTTGCGTAGCGGACCCACCATAACTTATGCGGACTATGACCCGGTAAGGTCAGGGGTTCCGGGACAGGCTGGTTTTGAACGGACTTCAAATATTGGTGTGCCGTCGGGATACGGCGCTGTACCGACCGGGGGAATTGCAGACCCGTCGCTTCCTTATGGCTCGGGCCTTGACCCGTATGCTTCTACAGCTAGGCCGAATTTTGATTTATCCCCGTATTTTCAGAGCCCGAAGTTATTTCACAGGGGCGGTGGTGTCGTAAACGTGGACTCTGGTGCACGGCCCACGGATCAGGAAAGTTTTTACCAAACGTACGAATCGGGGTCGCAGCAGTATTCAGACAATCTTGGCGAAGGAATGGGTATTACTTATGATCGTGTAGAAGGCACCGATATTCCGCCACAAAGTCGTCTTCAGGTTTTTGAAACACCGCCTATGGGCGTTGGGTCGTTAAACGACACGGCACGGACTATGACTTATGCGGGGGGTGGCATTGTTCGGGCCGCAGCTATGGCGTGGCAGCCTTTCAAGGTAAAGATAAAAAACCAAGCCATTTTTGGGGAGTTCATGGGTTATACCAAGACGGGCAAAGTCAGGGTTTTGGATCAGGAATCGGGGGTGGAAAAAATTTACCCGAAGAGCCGCGTAAGAAGGGCCTATAGCGACGAACCCTTAAGGGGGCGGTCAAGTCTTTAACCCAACCCAAGAAGGTCCCAAAAAGACAAGAATACAAAGACGAGTTTTCTGAATATGATTTGTATCATGGGACACGGGATGACATCTACGAATTTAATCTAGGTCATTCGAACCGAAAGGACGCTGGTTGGTTGGGAACGGGGGTATACAGCACCACGGATCCCAGAATAGCCTCTGCTTACAGTACGCTTAAAAGAGGTTACGGTGATCCAAATGTGATGCCCCTCAAGGCTAGGTTAAAGAATCCCTATCACGCCACGCAGGCAGAAAAAACCCGACTAATGACAATATCAAACAACCAAGGCGCGGAAGCGGGACGCGAAGCGGCGGACGCATGGACGGAAGCACTCAAACAAAAAGGACATGACGGGGTAATTTTATCTTACGGTAAGGAAGGGCACAGCG